GGGTGCTAACCAAGAGAAACTAAAACAGTCTCTTCAAAGCATGGGTGTTAATTTTGAGGACGTAGTTAAGCACGGGCAGCAACGAGGTAGTGACTACTTTAAACAGCAAGCGCCAATGGCTGTACCTGCGCCGCCTCGCGCTAGGGCTGAACCCACTGGCACGGTCAAAGCTACACCCAAAACTAAATTTACTGAATCCCCCGGAAAATATGCCGCAGAAGCAACCGGTAATATGTTTAGGCGTGTGGATGCAAGTTTAGGTGATATTGCTACAAGCTACCTATTTCAGACTGGTGTAGCCGACGCTGATGCTGCGGGACGCTTACTAGCACGCAATGCAAAACAAAGAGCAGCCGCTGCCCCTTCCCAAGATATACGTGCGGGTATGGAAGCAATCGGCAACTCCAAAACCTACGGCGAAGCTATCTCCGCTTTGGCTTCTAACCCACGTGCAACGTTTACCATGTTGGTGGAGTCCGTGGCAGTATCCTTGCCCGGTATGGTTCCTGCTTTAGTACTCGGCCCTGCTGGAGTTGTAACTAGATCTGTTGTTGGTGGCTCTACATCAGGTGCTACTGAGTATGGCTCGGTTATGGCTGACGTCTTGCAGGACAAAGGCGTCAATATGTTGGATGCAAACGCAATATCTAAAGCGTTGTCCAACCCAAAAATTATTGCAGAGATGCGCGATAAAGCCGCTAAACGCGGTTTGATTATTGGTGTAATTGACGGTTTGTCTCTGGGTGTAGCTGGCAGGTTCTTAAAACCTGCGCAAGCTCTTATTGCTGAAGGTAAGCTTGCTGGGGCTGCGGCTAAAAAAGCTACTTTGTCTGCTTGGGGTAAAGAGCTGGCAACTCAAACGGCTGGCGGTGCTGGCGGTGAATTTGCAGCACAAAAAGCCACAGGCGATGACAAACCCGCCGATGTGTTACTTGAAGCTTTGGCCGGAGTCGTTACTGCTCCGCTAGAAGCGCGTTCTAATTTACGTAACGCTAGAATGGCTGAGCAAGAAGCTTCAATTAACGCTGAACTTGCTGCGCAAAAAGAACCAGTAAATATGGATTTAGGTGAACTTGGGGAAGTGCGCCCAAGCGATGACTTACAGCAAGCACCTCCACCCCCACCACCCATACCAAAGACAACACCGGACGCAGTACGTAAAGCCCGTGTTCAAGAGGAATACGAACGACTGATTGCATTAGGCACGCCCCCTGATACTGCCGGAAATATGGCGGCGCGTAGAGTTGCCGATGCTATAAAAGCCGAGAATAAAGCTGCGGCTGTTAATATACCCAAAGATCGTGTAGAGCAGATCACACAAGAACTGATCGCGGTTGGAGTTCCACCGCAACAGGCAAAGCTTGACGCACAGCAACTAGCTCAAGAGGAGGCACAAGCAGATGAGCTTGCGCAGAACGAAACAGGAGGAACAGCAAATGTTGCTGAACCTATCAATACTCCAAGTGGAGAAAGCGTTAGCGTGGCTAGACAGCCCAGTGCAGAACCCCCCGCCGCAGGAGTTGGAGTCGCTGAGCCAAGTGGAGTGGTTCCTACTGGACAGGATGTTGCAGGAGCTACTACTGGAGAAGGAGCACAGCCGTTTGCATTAACTCGTGGGAACGTTACACTTGAAGCAATTCAAGCGTTGTCTGATGAGCAGCTAGAAAAAGAACTTTCTAACGTTTATCTTAGCAACAACGAGTTTGAATTATTAAACGAAGAACAAATACGGCGCAAAGAAAAAGCAGCGCCAAAAATAGACACTGCGTCTGAAGCTGCGTATGCCGAGCGTATTAAGGACGACCCAACAGCCCCTGCGTACAACGATACTGATGCTCGTATTAAACGTATTGCCGACCGCTACGAACAAGCGGGTGATACAGATTTTGCTAACGCTATCCGCGATATACCTAACCAACGACGCCCCTCTTACGAAGAAACGGCAAAGTTAGAAAAAGCACAAGACCAAGAATTTGCGGATAAAGATAGAGCAGAAACTTTTGAAACTAATAGAGCAAAAGTTGAAGGTATTGCCCGAACTAATGCGCGTGCCGCATTTGACCAAGCAAGCGATCCTGATTATGGTGGCGATATTAATTTGGCAACTGATGACTACCGCCAAAATGTTGTAGATACGCTATTAGAACAAGGGCTAAAAGATGACCCAGACTTTGAAGCTTTACGTGACGCAGCAGACCGCGCATTTGATGATGAAGTTAATAAACTAAAAGGAACTACAAGTGGCATTGAAACCTCTGAAACCATCAAAACAACGCAAGAAGGACAAGAAGCACCACCAGCCGGAGCAGTAAGCAAAGGCAAACGTGGTCGGCCACCTGTTCAGCAACGCCACGTAGTTACAGAAAACTCCGAAGGTGGGTTTGACCACGTTACAGATGGTGAAGTAACTGCAACTTACAAGAACAAGAAGCAAGCTATTGCGGCTGTTAATCTGGCAAGGTCTAAAGATAAAGGCGATGCTGCATTAATTGCTAAGAATCAAGCAAGCCTAGACAAAGCACTTGCTTCTACAGGCCGAGGTCGACCAGCTAAAGCTCCGTCAGAAGATGGTACTACTGAGATAGACCAAGAAGCGCGTGACGAAATTAATAGGTTGGAATCAGCGCTTGAAACGTACAACTCAACTACGGATGACAAAGAAGCTAGAAACTCAGCACTGTACATTAGTGATGCCGCAGTTGACCCAAATGTGCCTAAAGCTGCACGTGAACGTGCTAAGCAAATGCTTGAGGACGATATTGATCCAAAAGACATACCTAAAGGTTTGCGCTCTTCTGAAGCAAAGGTAGCCAAACCCGACACAGGGTTTAGCGGGCTGACTAACGGTTCACAAGCAATTGCGCACATCATTAAGACTGGTAATCTATTCCAACGGTTTGTAGCGCAGCGCATCCGTAACTTTGTAATTAACGTTAAGTTTGTGGTGGTTGAGAAGGGTGATCCAGCACCGGCTCAGCTAAGCGGTGCGCGTGGTTTGTTTGTTTATACCCCGGGATCTAAAGAACGTACCATATACGTGCGTGGTAGTAGTTTCGGAGACCAACAAGGTATAAACGTTATAACAGTGTTGCACGAATTGCTGCACGCAGCAACGGCTAGTCGTATTGACGCAGGTCTATTCAAAGGGTTTAAAAACGCTAGCCTGCAGAAGTTTATGCGCGAGATGGAAAGCCTGATGAAACGTACGCAAGAAGCGTATGAAGAAGGCGTGCTGTTTGGCGAGTTATCCCCAGAAGTGCAAAAAATGATTGAAGGCACTACTGACCGCGACAGAACGGGCAAAGTATCTATTGGTGTATTTTCTGACCCCCATGAGTTCTTAGCTTATGGCATGTCTAGCCCTGAATTTCAGAAGTTCTTAATGAGCGTACAGGGTAAACGTGGCACAGGCTTCTCTGGTTTTGTCGATAGCATCCGCGATTTGTTCGGTGTTAAACAAGGTGAAGCTACTGCGTTCTCTGATCTGGTCGACATTACTGACAAGATGCTTGATACAAGACTAACCGCAGTCGATACAAAAGGTGGCGCACTACCACAAAAGATTAATTACACCCCTCCTGAGTTTGACGAAGACGCGGATAAGGGGGAGCAAAAAGAACTGCGCACCGCCAAAGAACTTACTAAGGCTCGCGTAAAGGCTGAGATTACGTACCAGCAATCTGCGGACTCTCAAAAAGTTAAGAACGCTGGAATGCTGCAAAAGATTAGAGACCCAGAGAAAGCCAAGATACTGTTCAAGGGCGCTTGGAAAAAAATGAATAGCGCCCAGCGTGCAGTGGCAGTGCGACTCCCAACTTGGGACTTTTTGGCTGACTGGGTTAAAGGCGAATTGCCGCAAGTACAACAAGCACTAGACTTGCACAATGACATGAAGGGTATGACCAAAGCACTGCTTGAGGCCGCAGAAGAACGCATCCGTGTAACACGTAATGCTTTTAAAGCCGACAAGACTTTGGAAGAAAAGTTAACCCAGATGATATACAAAACGACGGATGCTCAGTACGATCCGTCGGATACAACGCAAAAGGTGCGGGACAAAGTATTTGACAACGGTTACAAAGCACTCGGCGCAAAAGGCCAAGAGTTGTACAAAATGTGGCGTGACTACTACGTCGACATGGGCGACTTATTCATTGAGCTATTAGATGAGCAAGTGCGTGGTATCTCTGGTTTAACTGACGAAGTTAAAAGCAATTTAGCCGCTGTTATTCGTCAGACGTACGAAACTAAAGATCGGATCAAACCCTTCTTCCCATTTGTGCGTGACGAAGGTGACTTCTGGTTAGCCGTTGGTAAATCAACCTCTCCTACTAGAGCGTTTTATATTTACGAATCCGCAACAGAACGTGACGAAGATGCCGCACGTATTGCCGGAGAAAAAAGACAGTCCATTGAGGAGATGCGTGACTCAGGAGAGATGGAGTTAGGCGACGACCTTGATGCTTTGCGTAACACTGCAAGAGACTCTAGCCAACTGCTGACTTCTATCTTTAGAGCAATTGATGCTATTAAGCTACCTGCTGGGGATACAGAAGGCACAACAAACGCCTACAAAGAGAATCTAAAAGACTCTGTGTACCAAGTGTTCTTGAACACAATGCCCGAGCAAAGCTTCCGTCTGATGTTCCGCCATCGTAAAGGCCGTGGTGGTTATAGAACCGACTTTATTCAGAATGTGGCTAAAACAGCCGCAAAAATGTCTGTGCAGTTGGCCCGCCTCAAGTATGCGCAAAAGATGCGTAACGTTACTTCTGCCGCACGAGATAGCATCGTAGGTAGAGAGCAATTACTACCGTATGTAAAAGAGTTGGAACGGCGTGTAGCAACTGTGTTGTCGCCAAAACCACAAGACGTTTGGGATGCGGTTGCTGGAGTAGCTAACAGAGTTACATACCTGTGGACACTTACTAGTGCGTCGACTGCGTTGATCCAGCCTATATCTATATATGTCTCTGCCCTGCCTATCTTGGCGGCTAACCATGGCTTCTCGCCTATTAGAACGGCAAAAGAACTTGGAAAAATGATAACGTACTTAAATCAGTACGGTGTTGTTAAAGAGAATGTAGACGGCACGCACCGCTACGTTGCCCCCAGTATTGCTAACGCCAAGAACTTACCTGCAGATGAGAAGCGGGCTATTCAAGCTATGACCCGCATGAATGTGGCGCAGTCTACCTACGTTGCACAGGTGTACGATTACTCTCAGACCCCCGTATCCGATTTAGAAAGTGTCAGAGGTAGGGGCAAAGAAGCCGCGTATCTTATAACTGGTGCATTGATGCACAACATGGAGCGCTTAACCCGTGAGGTGGTGTACCTAGCTTCGTATCGTTTGGGCAAACAACGTGGACTGTCCGAAGCCGACGCAATTAAACAAGCCGCTGATGACACTCGTGAGGCGCTCGGCGACTATGAGACTACAAACAAACCACGTTGGATGCAACGTGGTGTGGGGCGTGTTGCGTTTGCAATGAAGATGTACCCCGTAGTTATGATTCAGCAATTAGTTGGTAACTTCTTAAAGATGATTCCGTTCTTTAACAAAGAGGGTAAAAAAGAAGCGCTGGCTAAGTTTATTGGTATCTACATGACTGCTGGGTCTATAGCAGGATTAGCTGGTATACCTGCTTACTCCATATTGATTCACGGTATTGTGGCTGGGCTTAAAGACAAGGTAGATGAGGAAGACTTACCTGAAGAACTTAAAGACATGGATCCAGAGATGTGGCTCAGAGAAGTCTACATGCCGCAAAAGTTTGGTGAGTATTCAGTTGGCGGTGTGCCCCTTGATGAATGGATTATGGACGGCCCTATTAATGCTGTTACAGGTTGGAGCATATCCTCAAGGATTGGTCTCAATGACATTTGGGCAAAAGACGGTAAGTCTACTAAAGATGTTAAAGAAGCCGCAGCAGGTTTCTTGGCTGCGTATTTTGGTGGCCCCACTTTAAGCGTAACAACCAGTATGCTTGATGCTGTTGAGCAGTACATGCTTGGGGACTATGAAAAGGGCAACGAGAAGATGATGCCTAAACCAATTAGAGACTTCTTACTTGCGCAGAAATACAACGTTGAAGGTATCAAGTCGGCAACAGGTGTGGAGCTAGTTGCGCCTGAAAACGTTAAGACGTCTGAAAAAGTTGGCCAAATAATTGGTTTTGCCCCCGCGCTTACCGCTAGTGTTAAAGAAGCTGGTTTCAAAATGCTGTCTAAAGAACAGGATATCCTGAACGAACGCAACAAGATACTGCGCAAGTTGGATATTCAAAACCGTAAAGGTACGGACGAAGGTGATGCTAAGTTTGACAACATCATAGATAAAGACGTTGAACAGTTTAACAAGCAATACCCAGACTACTCGTTGAAGATCAAAGACATTAAGAAATCTTTGAAAACAAAAGACGAACAACGTCAAAAAGCACCAGCCGGTGTAACTACAACTAAGAAGTTCTACGGTATAGGTGACGAAGCTATTAGCAACCTTGAGAAGAAGCTTGAGCGCAGGGAAAAAGAAATGGAAGAGCGGCGCAAGGTAGAGCTGACTGGTATGGCTAGCAAATAAAAAAATCCCCAGTGATTAGCCGGGGATAAGAGGAGAATAGCAACCAACTCAGAAAATCTCAGGGTTTAGTTTAAATTAAACCCGCCATACGCGCAAGCCTTTTACGCCTTCTTCTATAACTACTTTTGTAACCACAGGTATCTTTAACCGCCTACAGATTGCGGTAATTTCTTGCCGGGCGGCTTTCTCGTCAATGCAGAGTACAAAGAAAGAGTAGCCACGCCGAAATTTAGACCAATCAATTTGATACGTCACCGTCTCGATTTTCATCTGTAGCTACAAGGGCGTCCATCTGTAAGAACTCGGTGGCTGATGCGTCAAACTTCAGCACCCGAACTGCGGGGGATACAACCTTCATGCCTTTGGACATTCGCTTGTTCACACCCTCTAAATAAATCTTGGCGTTACCTAACTCTTTCAAGGTGGTCTTGTAATTAATCTGCTGTTTGACGCAAAAGTCTTTAAATTGCTTGGCCGCAATAAAGAGTTCTTTGGTATCTGGCTCGTAGCGTATGAGCAACTCTCCACGGGGCTCGAGCATAGGCATAGACTGCAGGTTACTACGAGCATCGACCTCACCATTTACAACTAAAGCGTTAATAATATGGGCGTTAACAAACTCACCAAGGATTGTTACGGGTGTTGAGTTTGGTGCTTGTATCTCAAACCGCATCTCACCTAACATGCCTTTAAGCCAGTCGTACACAGCCTTCATGTCGTAGTTGTGCAGTTCTAGTTGGGATGCAATCAAACCACCAGCTATGTTACACGCCGACACACCTGACCAGAAACGCTCCTTCTGATTAAACTGTACTTCTCTATCAAGCCGAGCCTGAATCTTGCGCACCAAGGCTATTGCTTCTTCCAAGTTATTAACAAGCCACTGGATGTAGATTTCGCCCGCATGCCCAAAGTTCTCACGCAGTTGGTGGTCAAACATCTGCTTACCCTCTTGCACCTCAATGATGCCGTTGGGTTCAATCTTGTACTCAAGTAGACGCATGGACTCACCATCGGGCGTATTCTTTGCTACACCTAACTTTTCATAGAAGCTGGCGTTTGCCGAGCACAAAGTCATACCCTGCCAGCTAGTGTTGTTAACACGCAACGTATTGGTCTGCCCGTTCATTTTGTTTTTGCCTCGGCCTTGGCTAATGCTGTACGCCAAGTCAGAGAACTCCATGCCACTCAAGTTGGTAATCTCGTCAATGGTGTTAGGCAGATTGTTCATCACGCCAAGCTGGTGCATCTTTGCGTTGAACGTATCCTTGTACATAGAGGTTAACCCCTTGGGTTCACCATACACACTGTTGCACATAAACAACGCTGTCGACTTACCTGAACCAGACTCGGGGTGAATCACGTTAATGATCGCACCTTCAAGACCTGTAAATTTCAACAGTGGTGAGCCGAATGCCGTGAGTGCGGCAAACGCATGGGGTTCAAGCCCCGGCCTAGCGTACATGTTGAACGCTTCTTTCCACTTCTCCATCGTGCCTTTGGCAATTAGCTTTGCGGCAATATCTTTTGTAACGCTTGACGGCGGGCTGTAAAACACTCCGTCTTTTGTAATCTCTCTATCACCGAGGATGAACTTGCTGTTCCCCTCGACCCAACCAAACTGAGTTCTCATGGTTTCTGCCTTTTTAATGTATTGCAAATTTTTTATAAAGAAAACAACATACCTTGCAAGCAATTCGTACTGTGACTTGTGGGCTACAACTCCGTTATGTGCCAACTGTTTGCGCAACTCATCAGGTGAAGAGATACCCATCGTGGGGATACTGAACTCTCGGACACCGTCATGCGGTAAGTGCAAACGAAACAAAGCTATCTCGCCAAGCTCAGGATCGCGCATGCGCTTGACTACGTATAAGTCATGCTCGTACACAAGTTTTGGCTCGGCTTCGTCGTCTTCGCTTTCGGGGCGGATGTAAACACCACCCTTTTTGCCACGGAAGAACGGAAATGGGTACTCTGGTATGTGCTGTATCTCAACCTCACCGTCTTTATCTTCAACGGCATATTCGTTATCTTCTGCTTCGGCTTGTTCAATTTCAACACCAAGCATGATGGGCGATTTAATTTTGCCTCTATGGATGCAACCCTCACAACCTTGCGGATTGAGTTTTGCAAATGTCGCGCAGTGATGTGGGCCACCCTTGCTACGTAGGTTGTTAACTTTATTATCAACTTCTACGGCATCGTAACCCTCATGTTTGTTCGACAGTTTATGTGCAGCCTTGTCTCCATCTACGCAGAAAGCCGCAATAGAAAGAGCGGAGCGCCACAACGGTTCTTCAATATCGTTTTGGTTTTCAAAGCAGTGATTAAGTTGGGCGCACCCACCTTCACCCTTCATCATGATCGTCTTAAACCGCTTGACCTTGTTACCCATGAGCGCTTCCATCATCGGGCTCAATGAGCGCGGGATGAAGTCAGGTACGTCGTCCTTTGGTTCAGGCGCACCAAGCAAGTCTTTAACTTCTTGGTATGTCATGCGAGGCGTCAGTTCGTTTAGTACTGTTACCTCTTTGGGCTCTTCCTGTTTGAAATTGAATGTGCCGGGGATGCGCAGGATACGTGAAGCCTCAAAGACTGAGGAGTCCACAATCAACCCTTGCTCAACGCACAACTCACGAAGCCTGTTGGCTAGTGGCTCCCATTCTCGGCGAGACACTGTTTCTTCTAGTAGCCAGTACGCATGTATGCCGTAACCAGAACTTACTAGTATTGGCCTTGGTAAGCCGACCGCAATGCAGAACTTCTTGAACTCATCGAGTCCGGTTTGCTGATCGAGATAGCCCTTGATAATGCCTTTTTTGTCGGGTACACCTTTGGTTGGGCCACAGTCAATGTCCATCCACAGAGCACGGAAGTATTTTGCATTCTCATGAGTGCGGTTGTTTAACGATCCGTACTTGGCGCATCCAAAGAATACGTCAATCTTGCGTTTAACAAACTGCTGCGCTAGCTCTTCAACCTCTTCCTTAGTATCTACAAAATTCTGGTCAGGATACTTACCAATCCCCATCACACAGTAGCGCCCTTCCGGTGGCAGTACCGTATCGAGTAGATCGAAAGATGACATGTTTTACTTTATTTGGATGGTGGCTTGGGTATGGTTTATGTAATCGCTAATGGCTTCATCGTAGCTATGGTAGGGGACAGAATCCCCCTTAAACCAATTGTAGATAGTCATCCGAGTCACCCCGAAGAACCCTGCAACTTCGCTAACGCTGATGTTTGCGCGGATACAAACACGACCCAAGGCCACACCCAAAGACTTGATGCTTGCTTTTCTATTTGCATACACCAAGCTTTGGCTGTAACCATAGGGCATATTAATCCTCGTCACTCCAAGCCTTCACCACAGAGTCAAGGTCTTTTTTAACTGTGGGTTTAGGGTCGGCTTTCTTTTCACGCTTAGTGGGTTCCTCAATAGGAGACTCAGCTTTAGGCGCGGCGGCTTTCGGTGCTTCTAACTTAGCGGCTTTACCTGCCATGTCAGCTTGGTATGGTGTCATAACGACCATCTTCAGCACGTCAGGCTTCTTAGCTACTTCGCTAGTCACAGCATATTGAGCTTTGTTAATGTAACCAGTCGGCGTGAACAGTACAGACTGGTTATCGTTCTCTTCGTTGAAGCTGATCTGCGTAACAACGTAGTCCAAGCTCTTGCCGTTGTTGGACAAGTACTTAGAGTAGTTTTCAAATGTATGTGAATTTTCACCAGTACCGTCACCGAACAATGACTTAGAAGCCAAATTCATTTGATACACTTCGCCTTCGAGTGAAGTACCAAAGTCTTCTTCCAACACAAGCGCAATGCGACGTGAGTAACGGCAAGCCTTTGAGTTGCCCATACCTGAACCCTTGGTGTTTTGGGTGCAGTTATCGCAACGCTCAGCTTGTTTGTTTGTCGCACCATCATCAGGCGTACGACCATCATTAGAGAAGCAGTCGGGCGCAGTCGGCTCAGCATCGGGACTCCATGCTTTTGCATAGAAGATACGACCCACAGCAGGGGACGCATTAACGATGATGGCGTTCAGGTTGCCCTTGATCTTGCCCATCTCTTCACCACCGACCGTTTTACGGAAGATTCCGTTTTTAGGCACGATGCGCTTAACGCCAGACTTACCGGCTAATTGTTTTGTGAGCTCACTAACCCCTGCAGTTTGCAGAAAGTCGGGGAGGTCTTGGTTGAGAATAGTAAGATTACTCATTTCATTTTTCCTTAGAACGTCTAACAACCACGGTATAAGCATTTTCCACATTGAGGCCAAGTGGAAGAACTGTGGGATTCTCAGATAAAAACTCCTTCATGTTTGTTTGATGAAGTCTCTTCTCTAACAGGCCAAATGCACCATGCTCCTCTATGAAGTCGTACATTGAATCCCAATCATTCGTCCAGTACCGTGACTTTACCGAACGAATAATTGTGCCGTGTGGGGTGCGAATGCTATCAGCATTCATGTCTTTGCATATATCAAGCATCTGTGCTTCTAACACTTCTGCTTGCTCTTTGAGGTCGTTGTCTTCAGCTTCAAACATGCGCTTATTGTCGGCACGTTTATCTCTGATCTTGATGTAAATAGACGTTAGCTTTGCTAAGTCCATAGAGGTAACTCTGTCTTTGACTTCTTCGTCCATCTAATTCTCCTAATGGTTGGGTGTGTGACAGTAGCAGTTCACATAAAGCAGTGTGTTTCAAAACTATGGAGGTTTGTAACGGCGCTAACCCGTCACCTACCACCGCCACACAAATACAAGTGTACTCTAACTTTTTACATTGTCAAGAGTTTCCGAAGAAATTTCTTGCTTGTACAGATCAATTACTTTTTGATGGTTGTTGATGTTGCCCTGAAGCATCGTGTACATCTTAGCCTCGATGGGGCTACCCGTAATGTGTACGACTGTCATGTTATTAACTTGCCCGGGGCGGTCGATACGTGCGTTGGCTTGCAAGTACGTTTCAACACTTGTGCATGGAGCATACCAAATAATTGTGTTGGCGGCAGTTAGAGTTAACCCGTGTGACGCCGCCTTCGGTTGGATGATTAGTACTTTTGGTTCTTGTTGCTCTTGAAACTGTTTGACAATATCCGAACGTTTATTTACAGGAACCGCGCCGTTAATTACTTCGCACGTGATGTTGTTTTTTTGCAAATGCTTCTCAAGTAATTGTATGGTGTGCGTGAACGGAACAAACACAAGCACCTTGTGGCTTGACTCTTCAATTACTTCTTGAACTACGTTGAGCCTACTGCTCACATCAAACTCAATAACTTCGCTTGTATCCGTATACACCGCACCTCCAGCTATTTGCAAGAGTTTGTTAATTTGTACGGCAGCGTTAACGGCTGATACTTCTTC